TCATTGGAGGAACTATGAATGGAGATCTTAATTGAAGGATTAGCACAGTACGGACCACTAGGTCTTTGGACTGCCAGTTTGCTATGGATGAACTTCCAGCAAAGAAAGGATCAGAAAGAAGAGGAAAAGATGTCCGCAGAGAGATTACAATACCACCAAGAGAAGATTGTATCTTCCCTTGCAGACCAAGAGCAGTTGCTTGAGAAAGCTATTGATAAGATCGATGCTGGGTTGATTGCCATGAAAGAAAAATATGCTGAGGATAGACTGCTAAAGCTACAGGAGAAAAGATGATAACAGCAATTGGAAACGTCATGAGGCGAGCCTATGAAAAAGGGTGGATCACAACAAGAGATGGAAACATCAGTTTGAGAAGGAAAGGTTCAAAAATTATGTACTTGACTCCTTCTGGTTGGAGAAAAACCATAATTCACCCGGAACATATGATCAAAGTTGGAATTGATAAACATGGATATGAGTGCAAGGATGGTTCTAACCCTAGTGGCGAGCTTCACATGCATTTTATGCTCCAGAAAGATATCATGAATACTAGATCAGTTGTACACCTCCATCCAACAAATATTATAGCTGCGATGTATGCTGGTTGGGACTTACAAAAGATAGCAGGAGAGTTCCCAGAGGTTTCTCGCTATACAAGGGTTGGACCATCTGTTCCTGTTTTGCCGGTCACATCAGTAGGTTTGGCACTAGCTACCTACGACAATATGACGAACGAATCCGCTAAAATATTGTATGATATTGTCGGACAGAAGAATCATGGAGTGTGTGCTATTGGCAATAATCCTTGGGATGCCTTCGAACATATCGAGCGCTTAGAGCATATTTGTGAGATTGTCCTAAAGAGTGGAAAGAAAGTTAACAATTGTACTTGACAAGTCACTCCAAATATGTTATAATATATATATAATTAAATAATAACAATATAATTAAATAATAACAATATAATTAAATAATAACAATATAATAACAATATAATAATTATTAAATAATACACTGGAGTATAATGAAGAAAATAATCTTATTTGATATGGATGGAACACTAACACCACCTAGACAATCCTTAGATGTAAATCTCATTGGACCTCTTAAAGTATTAACTCATTTTGCTGATATTGGAATAGTTACTGGTAGCGATTTCGACTATGTGAAAGACCAGCTTGACTTTTTATTAATTAATTCTAAAATAAGATATAAACTTCACTTGCTTCCTTGCAATGGTACCAAACACTATATTCCACCCTCTCATAATCATGAGCAACATAAATTAGTTTTCTGCAAAGTATTTAAAGATCATATCGGAGAGAAGAAGTTTCACATTTTAATGAAACTTTTGATAGAATATCAAAGCCATATTAGTAATCATTACGAGATCCCTTTATCGGGACACTTTATCTCTTCGAGAGGTTCCACGATTAATTGGTGCCCAATAGGAAGGAATGCATCGCTAGCGGAAAGAGAAGAATTTGTAAATTTAGATCTTAACTTCAGGGATGATCTCTTCCGAAATATTGTAATTGACCAATTGAAACAAGAAGTTAGTAACCTCAACCTAGACCTTGTTGTTAAATTGGGAGGAGAAACTAGCTTTGATATTTATCCCACTGGTTGGGATAAGTCTTTTGCTCTACAGCATTTCGAAGGATATCAAAAATGGTTTGTTGGAGATAAATGCCATGCCGGAGGGAATGATCAAGAAATTTACCAGTCTCTTTTGCCTGATAATTCTTTCTCGATATCAAACAGTTCTGAAACGATTGACGTAATCAACAATATACTAATTCCACTATTTAAGAAAGAGGGCAAGAATGAACATAAGTGAAGAAATAAAGAAAGCAATCAAATATGGAATTTTTTTAGGAGACATATCAGATGACGAATCTGATCTTTTTCTAAGGGAATTAAACCTTTTTTTGATTAAAAAAAAGAATTTTTGTTTCTTTAGTAACACTACTAAGGCAATAATAGTTTCATCTGACCTTGAAGATCTTGCAGAAATTTTTATCCATAGAGGCACTCTTAAAGTTACACCATTGGCCGCTGAGGGTTATTTTAAAATTTTCATGGATATGTTAGAGTTCATTTCCAAGAAACATAAAAAAGAAACAGAAGACAAGGCAAAAGTAAAAGTAAAAACAACAGAAGAAGACGAAAGCACTGAAGATGATGGAGATTTGTGGTTATGAAAGTTTTTTATTTAAGAAGAGCAGAAGATGAATCTGGAGTATCCGGTACCGGAAGAGTTGCCCAAGGGTTTATTTTTGATAATGGTAAGGTTGCCGTTACATGGTTGAGTGATCACCCCAGTGTTACAATCTATGATAATATTGGAGAAGTTTCAGCTGTGCATGGGCACGGTGGCAAAACCGAAGTTGTTATGGAACCCGATTACAAGAGAGCGTTTGGAGAATTAAAATCTTTTATTGAGACTTTCTCTCTCACTGCTGCACTGGCAGAGAAACTCCCTATGGACTCTCAGACTTCTAAACTGTTTTCTAAAAACTAACTATTATGTGGGAAATAATGATACGATACACACTTTGAAGTTGGATGCATCTTGGAGACCGATAGAGGTTATTGATTCTTTCAAGGCATTCAATATGTGTTACTCTGGACGAGCAGAGGTTGTACGAGAATATGAAGACGAAGATCTCTACCCATTCCCAGCAGTTATAGTTTTAAAGAAGTATATTTCAACAAGAAGAATTAATTTGCATTGTAATAGAAAAAATGTAGCATGGCGGGATAACAATACTTGTCAATACTGCACCAAAAGATTTAAATTTAAGGATTTGACAATGGACCATATAATACCAAAGTCTAGAGGTGGTGAGAAAACTTGGATGAATATCGTCGCAGCTTGCAAGAAGTGTAACAGTGTTAAAAACAATCGTACACCAAAAGAAGCTTCAATGCCTTTGACCAAACAACCTTATATTCCAGAAGGGAGTATTTTTTCGTATTTTAGAGGTCTTACGATTCCACCTGAGTGGGAAGATTTTATATAGGAAGGACAAAAAAAAAAGGATAATGTTCAACTATTTACTCTAGAACATAAATCTATGGAGAATATATTATGAAATTAACAACAGCACGACTTAAGAGACTCATTCGCGAAGAAATTGACAGAGTAAGCAGAAACAACATTGGTAAATATATGCCAATGATTACCAATGGTCTTGGACCAACACCTGGGCTTACAAAGCCGGAAACGGGAAGATCTTACCTTGTAACTATTAATCCAGTACAAGATGGGATGCACAAAGTTCATTTGCTCCGGCAGCCATACAGAGATTATGACAATAAGACAGATGCCATGAATCATTCTCTGAGCGGTGAAAATTACCTTATATCGACAGCAGATATGAAAGAATTTATGCTTAAAGATCGAACGGAAAAACCAGACATGCCACTCCCAGCCAATTCCCTTAATCCTTGACAAACTCCGGAGAACATGTTATACTATTAACATAATCTAGGAGATAAAATGAAAAGAAAATTAATTGCTGTATCTGGTGGTTTTGATCCAATCCACAGAGGACACGTTCGAATGATTCGTGAAGCCGCGAAGCTTGGAGATGTCGTTGTTATTCTAAACAGCGACGATTGGCTATTGAGAAAGAAAGATTATAAATTTATGGATTTTGCTGAGAGATCATATATCGCCGGCTGTATTAAGGGTGTTACCCTTACCTCTGGCGTCGATGATACTGACGGTACCGTATGCGAAGCTCTAAGAAGAATAAAGCCGGACATATTCGCCAATGGCGGAGATCGTTACGATACCAACACTCCCGAAATGGACGTATGCAAAGAACTAAGGATAGAAATGCTTTGGAACATTGGAGGAGGAAAAGAACAATCCTCTTCTGGTCTAGTTGACAAAGCCAACTTTAATAATAGATTTGAAACAGGAGCATAACATGTCAATATTTAAAGAAGAAACAATTAAGTCAATAATCGAGAAAGCACAAAATGACAAATCCGGTGCTGTATCCGAAGTTTTACGTGAAGTTATGAGAGTCAGCGAGAATGCTGGTATGGCCGGGTTCACATTACAAGAATTATCCGTTATAGCCACCACAGGCTGGTATATCTCCCAAGACCCAAGAATGGGCCAGTTGATGAGAGACATGATGACAATGAAACCGCCCGAACCGGATGACGAATTTTTAAATTGATCGAAACTAATTAGGAAGGAGGGGTAATTCCCTCCTTTTTTGCTATTTATGATAGAGGTGCCTGTATGTCGACAGATATGAAGCTTATAATGGAAAGTTGGAGAAAGAATATCCTAACAGAAGAAGAGACCCTAGAGATTAAAACAGTTGGAGATTTAAAGAAAGCTTTGCTGATGGCTTTAAAGGTAAAAAAACAAAACCTTTCAAAGAGTGCCATGAAGACAGGAGCGGGTAAGATCGGTTGGGAACTGGCTAAGACAATTCTTCCGGGAATTGGAGCAGCAGAAGCAGCTAAGGATGTATATGACATAATGAGATCGGTCTATGTGCTACCAGATGATAAGAGAACCAATACTGGATTGGACGTGCTAAATGTTGATGACCAAATTTCTGCAGTTTTGGATGATAGAGTTGAAAATCAATTTATAAAGGGTTATCTCAAACAGTTTGAAAAAGTCCCAGACTCAGTTAGCCTAGGCAATATGGACATGACAAAAATGTTGACTGATTTTGTGGCAGAGAAATATAAAAATACAAAAGTCGAAAAGGGATAAAAAAAATGAAATTAACAGAACAAAGATTAAAACAAATAATTCTGGAAGAAATTGCAACCATGAATGAAGAAGATAAAATTCAATCCGATGTACAACTGATGGCCAAGCAAATTTCTAGAATCAATACGCCGGTTGAATACTATCAGATATTACTGATTCTTCTCAACCATGAATTGAACCCAACACATAAAAAAGCAGCATTGTTAAAGCTGAAGCCGTTGTTCATGAAGTTACTCCAATCAGCCGGTGCCCAAGAAACACCAGAAGAAAATAATGAACAATAGCGATTTGATAGTCGAAGAACTGGAGACAGTCACTGGCAGTTCAGAAACAGACACGATGAAGTCGGATGAAAAACGATT